TCACTACTTCAAATCCAACGGTGCAGCGACAATTACACACATTCCCTGCACTTGCCCGACTATCGCCTGGATATTCCATCTGTTCTACACTACCCATACCGGGTACGGTGAAAGGTTCATCTACTGCTACACGCTTGCCATCCATGTGCAAATGGTCGAACTTATCACGGGGGATTCTTCGTGTACGATCATCTGTTATTGCTATCCATTCCTTTTCGGTCTGCAGACCTGTTGATACTGCACCTAACAACGCACCCTGATTTGCGGCCCTTGTTGTTTCTGTTCTGGCAATAAGTTCTGCACGGTACGCATTGATACCTGACTTTTCTAATTCCGACATCATTTGTGTAATACTCCACCCCTCCTGCATACCTTTAATCAACACCTTGCGGATAGTTTCTTTCGTGGTAGAAGTAATGCCATCGGTGAGCATAGTTAATCCTTGATCAAGGAACATCTTAATAACTATCGCCCATCTTTGTTGAGGTGTCAAGTTATCCTTTATACCTGCCTTTCGCCTAATCTTATCATAGTTATACTTCGCCATTGTCATTCCGGCACCTTGATGCAGTTGGCTGATAATACGCTTCAGTCCGCTTTGATCGGGTTGTTCGCCATTGAGTATAGCTTTGCATTGCTTATCAAGTTCCTTCTTGATTAGCACCCTGTATTTCTTTCGGTATTTATTGTATAGTTGGCGGTACATCGGGCAGATTAGTGAAATCATCCATTGGCATCAATCCCTGCGGAATATACAACTTTTGATAATCTTCAAGCGGCACATTGGGGTCGGGTGCTATCCCCATTACCTTTAATTTCTGCTCCGGTGTCAACCACCATGATGTATTCAACCATTGCGCCTGTGCTTCCCTGTTCACTTCGAGTTCTTGATAAACCGTTAGGTCGAAGTCCACGAATATATCAGTATTCTTGTACCCCCAATCGGTTTTCATCTTACGGTTAAGGTTATCCCGGATGGCAATCAGTTCGGGAAGTACTGCCCGTAATGTCAGCGATTTCTCCGCTTCCCGCATATTGTTGTATGTAGCGGCATCCTGCGAACCTAATAGAACCGGAGGTACACCATAGATTGAGCATAACGCTTCCTTATCCCATTTCTCTGATTCGATTAGTTGCAGGTCTTTGGCAGGTAGGCCAATCTGTGTCCATCCTACTTTGTACCCTGATACGGCTGCACTACCATGCTTGCCGGCGCCGGATGCCATTGATATTTGCGTTTTAAGTGCCTGTGCTTGCGCGCCACCACTTAATGGGTCGAATCGCATATCATCCATGTAAAGTACACCCTGCGGCCCCATGTTATCGAACATCGCAACGGATGCGGTCTTTGAACTATTGGAACGGGTTAAGACCTTCGATGCCGCCCGTAAAGGCGATAATCCATACAGCTGCCCTCCTGTTGCTGACCATTCGGGATTGAAGTACTTATCGTGCAGAATCTCCTCTGTATTGAACGGAATGTACTGCCCATAGTAAAGTTGATACGCAACCTTCTTTGGCGGGAATTGCTCAATATCTACTTTGATTGCCATGTATTGGGATGGTAGTACATACAACTCCATTGGCTTGCCCTTATTCACGGAAGCATCGCCAACCATTTTTGCATAGATGAAGGAATTGCCCGTTATCTTCTTGAAACCTACCCATTGTTCGATAAGGTCGCTCCATGAATCTTCACTATTTGGGTATTTGAGCAACTCATTCAGCCGGGCATCACCTTCGTATAGTTCAAAGGCCTGTTCTTTCAGTTCCTTTAATTCTTTCAGGTCAATAGTTACCGGTGAGTTTAGTTTCGCCTGATACTGCTTTGCTTTCGCCTTATCTTTAACCTTATACACTCCCCACGGAGCTACTTTTGCCTTTTGGGTAATCAGCGTAATGATGGCATAGACAAGGTCATTGCCGATATAACTATCTCTTACAATTTCTGCCTGATTCTGCCCATCCCAGGTGATCAAACCCCTTTCGATTGATACTTGAACAGGTGATTTAACGGGTGCTGCCTTGCGTTTAAGGAAATCGAATAAACCCATAAGTTATTATTTGTTACTGGCAAAATTACGATTTAATTGCCTACCATACAGCCACCTGAAATGCCGGCTTGTGAAGATGGGTGAAGATGGCATAACGCATCGCATCTAATCCATCGTCATTCTCCTTCACTGGTTCATCAACCACATTGTCATTCTTGTCCTTCTTCCACTTGTAGGATTGCAGCTCCCGAATGATGTTTTTGCTACCGGATGTAACGTACAACGGATAAGATTTAACTTTCAGTATTCCCGGCCATACTTCTTTGTTTGCTGCCTGTGCATTGATGCCACCTCTGTAAAGTTCCTCGATTGATTTCGGTTCGGCCGCATCGCAGTACACAGGTTTTCTATCTGATATGTGGTCTTTTACTTCCCTGATAATCTCGGATGGAGTTAATCCCGATTTGTATATCAACTCCTGCACATAGTTCGCCCCTTCATAGTGTACCACCTTAACGAGTGCAAGTGGGTGAACGTAACCAAAGTCCAAACCATAGAACACATCGCCACCTTCCGGGAGTACATCTGTTATCTGCCATTTGGTGTAGATTATCTCTTTCGCTGCACCCCTTTCTCCCAACCCGTACACTTTCCACATGAAATCATCTGGCAGGTTCTTATACCCTTCAATGATGTCTATCTGTGTTTGGGATAAGTTGCCCTTATTGTGAATGTAAGTAGATTTTATCCGCTTATTGTTCGGATTGTCAGCAACATCGTAAACCCAACTCACGAAGTCAGCAGGGTTCCAGTCTAAAAAGATAGTCCCCGTTGTCCGCATTGCCAACTGGTCGAATAGTGCTTTGCGGATAAGGTTCGCTTCATTGACGAAAAGAATATCCCTACCCGGCCCCCGTGCTTTTTGCTCATCTTCAAGTCCGAATAGTTCGATATAGCTGCCATTAGGGAACTTGTAGATGAAGTCAGTAAAACTGAAATCCTCATCCTTCCACATATTCCAATCTTCCATAATGGTCTTGAAATCCCTGTATGCGCCCCGTTTGATGTGTGGGAGGGAATGGGAAACTATCGATATACGCTTGTTACGCTGCGTAGATGCTATCTGAATGAGCAACTGAACGATGGAAAATGATTTTGACGATCTACTTCCCCCTTCATTGCAGATTATCGGGAATCCCTCATTGTATGCCTTTTCATTGGCATAGAATACCGATGTTGCTTTGATTTGTTTAACTTGTTGCGATAGCATCGTTGGGTTGCTTGGATTTCATGAACTCTTGATATAGTTCGATATTGGAATATCCTTTATATTTTCCTGAATAATTAAATATAAAATTACAAAGTAACCATTCAGCAAACTCAATAGCAATTCGCTGCGTTATTTCTGCTGATTTCTTTGCTGCATCTTCAACGCTATGATTCCATATTGTTTGAAAATATAACTCTTCTAAGTAATTGTAAGCCATACAATATAAATTAATTAGTTAAAATACCACACTTCTTGAATTTCTCCAGGCTTATAAATTCCTCTTTCGTTTTCTGCATAACGCAGTAAACATTCCAACCGTCTGTTGTGTTACCCATAGCAGGATGCTCACCGAGATCAATGAGAGAGTAATCACCAAAGCCAGCGAGTAGCTTATAAAAGTCTGTAGTGTAGTAGTTGAACCCATGCCCCGGCCAGTTCCCTGTCTTTGGGTTTTCGGAGACAATGAATCCCCCAACTTTAACGAGGTTGTGCTTGTTCTTCCAACAGTTGTAGATTGCTTTGATGTCATGCTTGCCGTTGGTACCAACGTGTTCGGAGGTTCCTGCATCCACCAAAAGATCATACTGTATGGGGAAGTTATGTAGTTGTGAAAGGTCATACGGTTCACTTCCGTTCTATCCGGATATGTCAATGGCCGTGTATTGCTTGTTGGCATAGTAGGTATCTTTAACGTATGGTGCAGGTAGTGTCGGATGGCGGTAATCATTCTGCGCTCCTAAATCCACTACCGTTTGCACTTTGTCAATAATGATGTCTATTAGTTCGATTGTTTTGCCTGTGTAGCCCATATTATTTACAATAGGTTGATAAATCTTTTAAGTAATCATGGAAAAGATGCCAGTGATATGAATCTGCAATTTCATCATAATCACACATCCAGCCAATTTCATCCATCATCATTCGTTTAGCTTTTGACCACACTTCATACCAATAAATAACTTTTTTCTTTGCTATAAGGTTTTCTTTTTTTACAAATGATATAACATCTTTCAAGCATGGATTTACTTGAAGTATTTCATCAATTGTAAGTTTCTTACTTACATCGTATAAACTTTCCATAGTACAAATTTAATCTTTTACCCCCCAATTAATGAAGAATGGATCCACTGGCATAAACTCACGATAAGCTAACCCACCATACGGCTGCACCTTTACCCCATTTAGATTCATGATTGCTGATAATAACGATTGATCGTGCCGGCTGCTGACATAGTGTGGATTCTTCGATTCGTTATGATGAAAGCAGTTATTAAAGGCACCATCAATCCACTTATCGAAGATAGGTTTAGTCGCAGGGTGGTCGAAGTCAAATACAATGCAACAAGCCATTATCTGATACATCTGCATTACCTGTGTGTAATCCCTTAACCCTAACCATGCGATCTGGTGGTCGGGGATGTACTTGTGTAACGGATGCCCTTCATTATTCCACGCAACAATACCATGCTCGGCTGCAAGTTGCCAGAGTGGGTCGGGGTTGCGCATTACTCGAATGGTTGAATCGCACCAAATAATCTTACGGTATCCTAACTCATACGCTTCCTCTACCATTACTGGCTTAAACTGATAAGGCATATTTTGATGGCTCCATGATTCGTAGTTGCTTGACTTCGGCCATTTGCCTTGCAGTATTTTCCTACCCTGGTATTCATCCACATAGCCATCCACACTACGAAGGTGAGTGTCATAGTCGGGAGCATTGCGATTGATTGAACGGATAAGTCCTAACATTGCCTCGTTGTAGTTTTCCCTGCCTGTGGAGGATAGGGATGTGATTACCTTGCCCATATTATTGATTATTTAATATTACCGAGCCATCATAATCTTTGAATGTTTCCATTTTCCATTCAGTATGAAATTCTCCTATTTCTAAAAGTGTTGATTCCCCTTTATGTATAACAGTCCCACATTTATTTTGGCTCATTAATACTATTAATCCTGTTAATTCCCCTATCATTAATTTAGGGAACTCTGAATTGTGTTCTTGTTTCTTTATTTCTACTTGTGATACTACCTTGCCCATATTACGTTTTCTAAATTGTTAAGTAATTTCTTGTGCAGTCCAAAACCATTGCAGTACTCTTTAATGAGTTGGAATAGGTCAGCATTGCCATTGTGTTCAATGCATACCATTTGTGTATGCGATAGGTTAATCTGTTCAAGTATCTCGAAGTCCATACCTTCCGCATCAATAGAAATGAAATCGAATACCTTGTATGGTGAGTTTTTTACTAATGTCTTATAAGTCCACACCTCTGTCATGCGCTCTTTGAACTCCGTACCATTCCAACGCTTCATCTCTGATTTCTTAATGGTGGATAAAAGCGATACATCGCCCCTGTTCAAATGTGTTCCCATTTCATGGAATGTACAAGTGCCATCGGCCGTACCTATTGCCACATTGAACGCTTTAACCTTTTCATTCGGTGGGATGCGATTGAAGGCATCTTCAGATGGCTCTACAAGTACCCCACCCCAACCCTGTAGCTGCAATGCGTAGGTATTGGATAGGGTTACCCCATCATTGGCACCGATGTCGAGGAATACTCCCGATGTGCGGAAGTATTGTTCGATTACGTCTTGTTCGTTGTTTTGGCTGTATCTCATTTGCCGTAGGTTTGGGTGTAGTATTCCTCTGCATCTTGCTCATATTCTGGTTCAATTTGCTTTTGTGGAAAAGATTCTCCGATATATTTTCCTCTATCCCAAGCATCTTCTATCTGCTGCTTTTCCATTTCTTTGGCTTTGTCAAAGTCAAAATCATAAACAAACCTTTCTCTTAAAAATTGCTCTTCCAACCACTCCACCGCCGTCTGTTGTGCCATGTTATTTCTGTTTTAGTTTATCAATCTCGAATGTCGCAGTAATGGTTATCATTTGCCGTAGGTTTGGGTGTAGTATTGTTCTGCTCTTTTTAAGCATCCTCCCATTACTGCATCTGCATAATCATTTGCAAAGTCTGTTATCTGCTGCCTTTCCATTTCTTTGGCTTGTGCAATATGTACCATTAATGCAGGATAATCTTCTCCTAAATCAGCACCATGTTCAATCATTGATTGAATAGTTTTTTCTAATTGCTCCACCGCTGTTTGTTGTGACATGTTATTTTTGTTTTAGTTTTTCAATCTCCCGTTCAATATACCACTTCGCTTTCTCCAAATCCTCAATCGGATTATC